GTTATCCATTCTCTTCGTGCTGTTGTCTCTGAATCAGGTATAATCGGTACACTCTGCACTATTGGGTTATCTTCTTCATTCTGATACACATTTACTGATGCTCTACTTCCATTTTTTTCTACTAAGAATTCAACATGCGATACTATGCATCTTCTTCCCTGCTCTCGATATGGGTTAAATGGTATTGTCCTAGCTTTAAATGGGATCACTTTTACTACTGATCCTGTATTAATTGTTGCTGGATCAAGAAATTGACTATCTGCATTAATTGTTATCGTTGTGTCTGTAGCTGCTGTCACTATATAAGGATCGGAAAGTTGTAAATTTGTGGCTGTCTCATAATTATTAATGTCCATGCCTTCTACATTAAAAATGAGTACCTGATCACCGACTTGAAACGCTGATTCTGATATCGTTAAAACGGCTTCTGATGCTTGTGTGATCGATGATATATCAGTATATAAATCATTGAAATCTTTGTTGATTTCATAAATAAATCCTAGGTCATCACCCGCTAATGTCTTCTGTACTGATGCTCCTAATCCTATCCTATTCCATATCTCTGTTGTTGTATCCCATGTAGCCCAAGATTCATTACCGGTAGTCTCGTCAATTTCATCCCATAATAACGATAATCCTTCATTTGTCTGACCTAATACAGAAAATCTCATGTCATAGACTGACCATGTATCTTCTTCATAGTTGTTGACTAATACAGCGTCTTGCGTTTCTCCTTCAGTGTCACTTTGCTTGTATGCCCAAAGAAATTGCCCATTCTCTCTATCAAACCCACCATATGTTAAATTGAATCGTAGTTGATCTATCTCGTCTGACGTAAAATAAGGGATTTTATTGTCACACCTTAATGTCTGGCGACCATCTTCGTTTAGAATACCTGTCTTACCTATTGATCTTTGACTTTCTGCCCATAGAACTGATGAGAAATCAGCATTGCTTCCTAAGACGCCCGGCACTTTTCTTGTATAATATGGATTGAAGACATCTGTGGTTTTTTCTGCTACCCATGTCTCTCGTTCTGTATCAATATTTAATATCTGTCCATTTCTCTGTATGCCTGTAATTTGATATTGTGTATCAAGAGTAAATTGCCCGGCTCCTGCTACGGCATATTTATCGCCATTGCCTGCACTATTTTGTATTCCTGAAAATAAGACAGATGATTCATAGGTTGATACTCCTATCTTTGGTAATCCAAAATTCAATCTACCATTAAAATTAAATACATATTTGGCACTTGTTAATGTGCCAACTAATCCTGTAGCTGGATCAATAGGAGGTGCATAATCTGGATTATCTACTACACTTGTATAGTCTTTGATATCTGTTCCATCGTAAAATAATATTGTTCCTCCTGATGGTGTCAAATTTAATATGTCTGGACAGGTAAATATAAATCTTCCGGTATTTGTCTTAGTGGCATAGGCACACCCTGATATGTATCCATCTTTTTCAAAGATATTGAAATTTGTATACGCTGCTAATGTACCCCCAAATGGGATTATATCAAAGACTCCACTTACCAAATTATATCGATACATATTATCGACATCGAATACTAGCAACTCTGTTAATTCTGAATTTGGGAACTTAAACTCGAATATCCCTAAGACTCTTGATTTATTTGCTAATCTAGGTGCGTAATATGCTACTCCTTGCCTAGATTTCAATTCCTGCCGATAGATATAACCATTCTCGAGAATTTCATAGGAATCTCCCGGTTGAAGGAAATTTACTCCTGCTCGAGATACGCCTGTTATATTTCCTGTGATTTCAAAGATATCCATTATCCACCTACTAGCATGATGCTTCCATAACGAGGATCATGTAACGTATTTCCATTCAGAAATTGAACAGTTACTGAATCCAATTGTCTTGCACTGTTAGAGGAAATTGCAACATACAATGGTAAATTAACATTATTGTATCCTGAACCTATTAAAGCATAATTCCTACTTGGTAATGGGTTTTCAAATGAAATTTTATATACTCCTTGAGATGTTCTCTTAATCCCTGAATTTGTATGGGGTATTACAGTGTCATAAGGCTTAACATTATGCGTATATAAATAGTTGCTTTGTATAGGGAATTCTCCTACTGTATTTGTATATGTAAATGTACATATACAACGAAATCCTAATTGTAAAATCTGTCCTGATGCTCCACTGACAGATTTATGAAATGGTTCGGGTTTTTGTACATCCGGTGATTCATCTGACGACTTCACTTTTAGATAAAACACACCCGCCATATCACTTCCAATTTCAGGGACTGCACTTTCTCCTAAATCATTAACAAATGATGGATTCTGGACAAAACGGTGTCTTCCATCATACGTTGATGAGATTTTCCAAAAATGATCTCGCGCTTCTAACGCTGGAGCTACACCATTTGTACCTACTATTTGATTGCCCATATTATAACTAATATAAGCCATGTTTGAATTGCCCTGTGGTTTATTAGCTTTTACTGATAGTGTTCCATCAGGCCAATTATCCGACCATGTCATCATTACCCCTTATGATTCATTTTTCTAAATGTCTCTGCTAAATTTGCTCTTTTTCGTGTTAAAGGATTTGATGACTTCTCAGCTTTTTTTAATTTAGCTAAAGGAATCTTGTCACCTTTTTTCACTTTTAACGTCTTTTTCAAGGCACCCTTTTTAAGATCAATGTCTTGAATCCATTTATCTTTAGCCATTATTCCTCAATACTTTTCGTTTTTTTGTCCGCTTACTAGACTAGCTTTTTTCTTTTGACCTTTTACTTTTGGCTTCTTAGAATAACCTATTTCTTTTCTTGCCTTATTTAATGCTTGGCTTATATCAAAGGGTTTAACCCCTTCCTTGGCTTTAGTCGCCTGTTTGCCATTGTACTTCTCTAATTTAGCTGAATAATTCTTACCGCTAGCCATTATTTGCCTCTCTTTTCTTTACGTTCCATTGCTGGACTTTCTTTCTTTTTTCTTTCTTTAAGTAATGATTTCTTTAGATTCTTATCATCGGCTATTTGCTTCATGAATTCTTTATCATCTTCTTTGATATGCTTAAGCACTTTCTTCACTACTTTTTTCTTACCATCTTTCATTGTAGCCTCAAAATCTTGGTAGGCATCTGCCTAATTTTATTGTGTTATGCGCTCTTGCCATTAAATACTTTCTATAATGGCTAAAATCACTCTGTAATTCTCTTTTCACACTTGGTTCATAACGAAAATCTCTTGCGTAATCACATGCGGCACCATAGGCAAGATATCTAACCCAATACGAATACTCTAATGGATCATTAGGGACTTTAAATTCCGCAGTCGACTTATAACCATACATATTTATCGTGTAACTTTTGTCCTGTATGGTTCTAAATGTAAATTGATCCCCATAGTAAAGCATCATCGTAGGATATCCCTTCACTAGGATTTCTTCATTGTTGATACCCCATATACTAAAAAATTGTCCCGGATCATAAAAGATGGGTAAGAAATTCCATGATACTGAATTATTTTCTGGCTCTGTAAGAGAAATAAATGCTTCTATATTGTAATTTACAAATATTCCAGTGGGGTCTACTTCTGATACGTCGTAAACCCCAGTAGTATTCGTATCATCTATAACAAATGATAATGTTCCATAATTTTCAATCAACTTGACATCATCAGGCATAAATAGACACTTGAAGTCATTTATATACTTAATTAAGGTACTTTGACTCGAGGCTGGATCATTAGAATTTGGTCTCCCAATTGCTAATTGCATTATCCTTATAACATCTGATACAAATTGTTGATTATTAGAAGCCATTATTGCTCTCTATAGATAGTTCTTAATGTGAATCTTGGATTATAATGTGATATTACTGTCTCTTTTGATCCATCTTTATTCTCTTGCCACTTCCAAATTGGATCACCCTTCATCGCTAAGTAATTAATTACACAATCAGGTAAATCGTAGGTCTTACCCGGTATCAAAGTCTCTTTGAAATCTATCAAATGATTACTTAGATAGACTTGTAACGGATTACTTGGCTGATCTACTCTTCCAAATACTACTCTTTGCTTTGGATGTAGCTCTATGGGACATGGCTTAATTGGATATCGCATTATCTTTAACTTATGATTCAATCTCCTTGCTTCTTCGTTGTATAGTCGATAGTCACGTAAGCTATTCAATGGCATATCTTCAATATCCACCTTCTGCTTTTCTGCCACCTCAAGAGCTTTGCTCATAATTTGGGTTGGCTCTGGCTCGCTTGTGTTTACAGGCACAGCATTTTTTCGGGTTCTTGCCATAATTCCTCAGGTAATTTCTTCGGTTATTCCATAGTAGTAAAAAGTTTGTTCTATACGATTACATGATCCCCCTTGTGCATAGGGTACATATAATGTTGAATCAATCTTTTCATCACTTATTGGATCTTTTATATAAAATGTATCTACACCAGTGACTACAATTTTAAAACGACCATTATTTAACTCATCTATGCCATTTTTTATAGGCATTGCCCCATTTAACTGAGTTAGACGTACCTCGTTACCTGTAGAAAATCCATGTTCTTCGTCGGTAGTGATCGTACAAGGGTAGGAATTAGTTATATTTAAAATCCCTACCCTATGGGGTATTTGACCAATTGCTGACATCGCTATCCTTTACGATAAAGTGCCTAGATCAGTTACTTGCCCCCATTTGTATACTTCAATCAAAAATTCATCGCTAGCAGCTCCCATTACTGAAGTTCCAGCTGTCAATTTATATGTGATTGGATCATATGCAAAAGGATTTGGTACATATGGTGTTACATTATATGGATACACTTGTGGGTTGTTCAGGGTTAGTGTATGAGTCTCAAGACATACACGACCGCCAGACACATACGCTGTATATGCTGTCGAATCTACTGGCTCGCCACTTAGAACATCTTTTAATGTGAATGTGGTGGCTCCTGTGACAACAATAGCATAACGGTTGTTGTTCAGTTGTCCCATTCCGTTATCAGTAACACCAACAGGTCCTAAGTTAGTAAATCTCACTAACTGGTTAGTTTGCCATCCATGCGATGTTGATGTTGTTACTGAACAAGGATCAGCTGCACTAATTGCAGAAATCAGAAGATTTGAGGATGTAACTCCACCTGATGTATCAGCTACTGTAAAGCCGTTGGTTGTTGTATCCAAAAAGTTAAATGATTGCGCAGCTGCACTATCAATAACTTGTTGTTGATACGCATGTGCTGTTGTCGTTTGATCTTTAAACCATACTGATATCGGCAACTTGTTTGCCGTAGCTGTCCATGCTGTTAGATTGTTAAACACAACCTTATCAGGTGGAAAATCAAACGTAAATGTATGCGCATTACCAGCAGATATAAATTTAAATGCTTCGCTCATGCTTTGACCTAGAAAGAGATCGCTCATTAGTTATTCCCCTTTGTTGATAGAAGTGTAACAATGTGTGAATCGTCTAGAACAGCAGCATTGAACCACGCCGTAAAGCCCATTGATTGAAATCGATTTAGATAATCGTTGAAACCAAGTGGCTTCAAGATCATTTCTGTTGATACTTGATCTAATCCCACATATCCATAGGCATTTGCTCCTATGAAGGTGTTGTAGTATACAACTGGATTATCACTGGTTTTTTTAACTAGTGTAGAAGTAACCCAACGGCTTTCATCTACAGCGCCAAACTCAGCTTGTAAAACTGGCTCTTGTGAACCATATTGTGATGTAGGTAGGAATGAATCGATTGCGCGTAAATCTGGTTTAAGGTTCACGTGCATCATGACCCAAAATCCTGGCTCTACTGGTCCAGTACCAAAGCGTGATGTGCCTTCGATTGTAGGTGTCATCTTTTCAGTGTCACCATCATCTAGATATTGAATCGATCGATTGATATCAATCTGATTCAATTCTGTTATCACCTGTCCATTGATTCCGTTTACAGAAGCAATCTGTGGCACGGATGCCGCTAAAACGTCGCGTGTTACTTTATCTAGCATAGTATGCATGCACTGTGAAAGATTATCAGCTGTCTCGTTGGCTGTATCATCTTCTACCACTAGAAGCACTTTACGACCTAAAAGGACGACTTTACCAAACTCTTGCACAGTTACGTTGATATCAAACTTTTGTACAACTTCAGGTGCTGGATCAGCATCTTGTGGTAGTACAACAGGATCACTGTTTAAATTTTCCTGTCTGCGCATTGATACAGTATCAGAATTCTTTTGTGGCAAAACGAAAGCACGACCAAATAGGTTGTGAACGTTCCTTGGCTTTGATCTCTGCAAAAGTGCACGATGTGCCCAATTGTTCGACATCGAACCATAATTGGATGTTGTTGTTACTGACATTTGTTCCTATGCCTATCTCTTTTTCTGCGCTCTCCTCCAGACTCGAAATTCATCATCTGTCATTTGCATAACGTCAACTGTGTCATCCATCATAGCCGCTTTTGGTATACTTGAAGGAGATTGTGGAGCTTCCCTCATCTGCTTACTTGTCACTGTACTTAATTGTCTTTGCTGCTTTGGTGTAAGTGCTTGCATTAACGTAAATGCCTCTTCGTAACGATTATCCGACTCTTTGATCGCAGAAATTAAATTAGGTCTTTGTTTTAAAAAATTGTCTAAATTTTCATTTACAAATTCGTATTTTTCTCTATTTTGCTTTATCCAGAGCTTCTCTTCGACTTCACGAAGCATTTCTTGCTTAGATACTGATAAATCCTCACGTGTCACTGACTCATATCTTGTTAAATCCTCTTCAACTGGTGCGCTTTTCTTCTGACGCTCAATCTCCAATTCTCTTTCAAGCTCTTGCCTTTTTTTGCGCTCTTTCTGTAACGCAACTAGCGGCACTCGAGTATCATTTCCTTGCTCTTCTTGCTCGTCTTGTTCAACTTGAACAACTTCCTCGATTTCTTCTGGCATCTCTTCAAATTCATTCATCATTATTCCTTGGTTACGTACTTAAGCCGTACGGGGCATAGCACCCTTTGCTTGCAGGTAGGCGACACCTGATGTATTAAAATCTACCTTTATTTTTCCTTTCGCATCCTTGCTTGTCATCCAAAGCAACTCACATATCCCTTTCACATTGTTAACCCAAAAAACAAATTGATTGGTTACAAATGGAGGTAGTTTACTTGTTATCATCGGTTGACTTATCACAAACTCGTCACTATTCATCTTATCAAACTTCATATGCAATTGCAGATAATAAGTTTCTCTTATATGCTGGTGACTAAGCACACAATTATCTACCAAATCGTCAATTACCTTTTTTAATGCCATCTTTTGATCTATAAATTCTCTAGGTAGCATTAATCCGCTTGATGGATCTGTCATTAACATATTACATTCCACTCAAACCGCGTTGTGAATCCCATTGCGCATGTGCTTTTTGCAAAAGCTTATCAGCTTTTCTTTGATCTGCATTCATGCCAGGACCGCATCGTCTACTTGTCCTTGCTGGCTGACTCATCGGATTTTTAGAGTATGAACACATACCTTTTCCCGAAGTCATCGACCCTTTTCCTTTATCATATGCCATTATAACCCCCTTGGTTAGTGGCGTTTTCTACTTCCGTGGGTTCAGGGATCTTTTCCTGATTGTCCGCTTCCATATCAATTTTATTTGTTAGAGCCTGTCCCTGTTGCACTACCTGTTGCTTCTGCGCTTCCCTGCCTATCGCCTCTTGTGCCTCTAACTGATTTACAAATTGTAAAACTTTCATAATCCTATCTTCTTGCATAGATGCAATCTCAGTTATCGCTTTTGCTCTATCAAGTGTCGCTTGCGCTATATTTTGCTGCGCCTCGGATTCTCTTTCGTCTTTTAGCGATAGATTGCTTATCACTCTTGATTCTCTCTCTTTAGCAAGCCCTAGATTGCTTTCTCTCTGAGATTCTAGTAATCCTAATTGTGCTACTTGCATGTCATTCATCAGTTTAACTTGCTCTTGCTCTGACTTCTCTTTTGCTTCTATGTCTTTCTCTAGGTCACTTAGTCCCGATGTAGCCAAAGCTTTAACTATAGTTTTCTGTGGAACATCTACAATACCTTCACGCTTAAGATTGACTAACTCGTAATAGTATGCATCTTTTTGTGTCTTAGATCGGATGCCCTCTTTAACTACTGCAGAATATTCTTCAAACTCTTGTGAGTAAAATTGCTCTGTTGGTTCTTCGTTGATGATCCTTTGAACTTTGCCCGGAGGATACTTATTTTGTATAACCTTAAGGATTATCTCGCCAAGTACCTCTTGAGCATTAGCGATATTATCAAAAATCTTACGATTTCCTCTCAAGCCCTGTGCTAGGCGCATCTGTGCTAAGCGACCTGATATTTGCGTATTACCGCCCTCATCTACTCCGATGACACTCTCGTTTATATTCGATAGCTTTAGTGTAAGTTGGTCTAGAACTGCTTGATACTCTATAAGCGCCGGACTAGTCGATCCTCCACTTAGTTGCTCTACCGCTCCTAGTCCCACGGGATTATTCTCAGGGTCTACACCTATAAGCTTGTTCTGCCCCGATTGCTGCATATCGTGTATGTCTGGTACTGTCCCTAAAAGATACTTGAAGCCTGTGCTTATATCACTGTCCATCATATCGATGATTTTCATGTGACGCTTGATAAACTGACGTTGCGCACTCCAGTTTGATGCTGCTATCCCTTGTACCCTAAGTGATGGCTTCCATATCGATGGTTCAAAATAACAAATAATCGGTACACATGGATAAGTCTCTTCAATCCCTGTCTTATCTAGCCCACAGTAAAATCTGTGACCATTAAGCAACACATTGAGTTCAATGTAGTCGCGCCATACTTCTTTTATCTCTACCAAAGGGATTTCTTTCTCATCGATCCCTAGTACCTCAGCGTCCCTTCGCATCTCTTCAAACCGCCTGATACCTACTTTAAGCTTGGCTATCTCATCAGGCTTTAAGTCGCTTATATCTCTACTAAAGCTCGAGCGCATATCGACAAGGAACTTTCGTTTGCGACTCATGCGCTTGTAGTACTGGTCATAGGCAATTAAGTTGCGATTACGTGAAAAGGTTGTAAATTCCGGATGGTACTGCATGAATTTGTCGTCGCGATATCCGTATGAGATATTATCTATCTCTTTCGGATCGATAAAAGGCAGCATTTGCTTAGCTGACTGCTTGCTTATTAAGTCGCGGGTCATTAAAAAAGCACAGTCGCTTAAAGAGATATCAGTGAAAGTAGGATCAAGATAAAAGGCATTGTATGTGCGCTTATAAAAACCAACGTCTCCATTGACAAAGTCTCGCCTATAGTCCATCTGAATTCCAGCTAGACAAATCCCCGACTTTAAAGCCTCATCTGCTGCATCTAAAAAGACACGAAAGCCCTTACCTTTGTCCCAGATATTATAGCTAAGCTTGGTGAATTGCTCGGCAGTTTTACTATCGCTTCCCTCTACCGTGTCGTAGACGATCTCGTTAATGTTGTCCCTTAGATATCCAGAAAAAAATTGCAAGGGCTGCCTGATGATATTCAGCTCCATCGGCTCCCGACCCTCTTTGATCAACGCCTTTCTTTCATCGTCCGACCAAGTATACCCCGCAGCTGCTAAAGTATACACTTGAGCATCTCTTACAAAAGGCGCCCAAAAGTCGCGCGCGTACTTATAATTTTCTTGAAACTCCCCTCGGATTTCTTGGTCGCTTAGCATATCTGCCTATATTTAATATTTTAACTTAACGTTAAACAATAGATTATATATTATCAATAAACTTTTGAATTTCTAGATTCTGTTACTTGCCTGTGCTTCTCCAATGCCCCTTTTGCGCCTCCTGATGTCTCCAACTGACCTACTGCTTGACATACATATCGGAAAGCATCGGCGTAGTTACTGCTTATGTCGTGGAGGGGCTCATCTAAGTATCGCCCTGTCGGCTCGTGCCATCGCTTACGATACTTGCTCAGCATATCTACTAGTGGCTTGACTTTGCTGACATTAAACACGCACCTTGATAGCTTGATCCTTGCATGGGATATAGAAACTTGCCTATCGATCCGTGGTAGTACAGTAAAAATCGTTGCTGTACCAGAAAAGAGACGCCTAAAGTCCCTTTCAAATGAATTGTTTACGTCACTAAATTCTCGCTTAGTACTATCATGCGGTAAAAAGATAGTATGATATGTATACCTTTTACTTTGTAGTAAAAAGCTTGAATAAAAAGGAACATCTTTGTTTTGATCTTCATAGTAATCTATAATTCTTATCTCACCATGGGCTAGTTGAAAGAAGATAATGACCGTCAGGTCATTGATGCCTATGTCCATGGCGACATACACAGGTAAAAGAGCATCATATAGAGACGTATAAAGACAGCGATTATCTTGCCATGCTTCCGATATCGCCTCAGCCCAGTAGTACGCCTCGGACGTAGAAAGAAAAGCCTCAGAGACTGTGGACGGATACTCTTGCTTGATCTTATCTCCTAGCACCTTATGCTGTGTCGCATACCATCTGCGCTGATCATCGATGATCTTTCGCCCTGTCTCAGTCTCGATCTTGTCAAAGTAGTCAGTAAGCGTTACGTCATACGTCACCTTGTGACTGATACGGTACGAAGGCTCGTCCATCCAAGGATAAAAAAATAATTTGTACTCTAAAGGGGATAGATTTTCGTTTCCCCTCTGACTTGACTCTATGACCATCTCAGCAAAGTAGCCTGAACTACCCTCTCCTGTAGATTCGATGATAACTGTCCCATCTGCCGGCACTGACTGTAGGGATCCTGTGATGACTTCCTCAGCCTTCGAGGGATTACGTGCGCATGTCTTGCCATACTCAGATACTAGGATCATCTGATACGAGCCACCGCGTAAGGTGGTATCGACACGAATGGAACTCCCATTACCAAAAGTTATCTCTCTTGCACTCCTGCTTATGACTTCTACACGTAGCCACGAGGGCAAATTGTCAAGGGCTGTACCGATGATCTTTTTGAAGATATGCTGCGCATGCTCTAGAGAGTAAGAGACAATCCCACAAGAAAGGTTCTTTGTCCAAAGAGCTGCGTCTAAAAGGTACAAGATCGCGCAGGTACTCATCCCAAGCTGACGCGCTTTTAAGACAAGTGATCGATGATGAATGGATTCCAAAAATGCCCTCTGGATCGAGTTTGGGCGGAAATCTATCAAATTACTTTGCTTATCGATTATGCGGTAGATATTGCTAAGCCTGTAGATAGGATCATCGAGACTTAGAAAATCGAGATTCGGCTCTTGCTTTGTGCTTTGCTTCTGCGATTGCGTCAATCATCTGCTCCGTGGTCAACTGGATGTCTTCTTCGTCTTTGTCTGTCTTACGTGCAAGCTCTGCCTGATAACGCATCTTTTCCTTTTCCTGAGTCTGGGAATCGGGTACATAGTGCCACATAACGCGATGTCCTACAGAAGGATTAATCGTTCCGTCCATATATCTACGACCCAATTGTGCCTGTGCGCGCTCGTAGTACCCGCGGAATTCTGCTATCTTTAAAAGGGCTTCCCATTCAGATGCGATCATGCCAATTTCTTCTTGTGTGTACCACTCACAAAAACGCGAACGCAGTTCGGGTGACGGCTCGGATGCCCACTTGACTAGCTTTCTTCCAAGCTCGTGACACTCTTCGGGTGGTGGTGTGGTATATCTAGGGCGACCAGCGACCATCAGCTAACCTGCTTTTTAATAGTTAAAGAAATTTCTTTATGTTCATCTGGACAAGCTTTTTCAGCGATGGCGATACACTCTTGAATCTGTGCGTAGTCGGGGAGCATACCATCGTGATAGAGTAAAAACTTTTGTTTATAAGTTGAGTCATCAAATTTGAATTTTACAATTAGCTCTGACTGTTCCACGATACCTCATATTTATAATTTTATGTTTACACATGTACGACAAGAAATAAAATATTTTTTGGTATTGTGTTAATACGAGTTTACATGCTATAGTGTATGACATAACAAAGCGCGGTTCTCCTTAGCTCGATAAGACCGATAAGTAGTAGATAAGCGGTGAGATAAAACAAACAAAGGAAATGAAATGAAAAAGACTTTAGCCACCAATTTAACAGAAAAACAAAAAGATGAATTTTGCGATTTATTTTATGAATCCGTTTCATTCAATGACTGCATCACCCCCTCTCCTTTTGGTCTTCCTTGGGAATGGGGGTCACCTATTGAGCTAGAAGGCGAGACTATTGAAGAAATGGTTGAAAATTTCATATACGACTATTCCACGGATATTGATCGTTATGAAAAAGAAGAGAAAGCCAGAGAAGAGAATGAAAACTTACTTAACATCTTGTGGCAGATACAGTGCGACTTTGACACCGATACAATTGCTTTAAAGGATGGTGCTAGGACATGGAACATTTACGACCTAGTAGAGGAGTACGAAGACAATTTCAATCCTGAATATGCGCTACCTGGAGATTATTATTATGATGGGGAGAAAATATTTCTTTGCACAACGGAATATATCCCATCAATCCCTCATTACGAAATCGTGCATGGCGTTTGGAATGACGAAGGGGAATTTGAAGAGGATGAAGATTACGAAGAGGACGAAGGTGAATAATGACAAAGTTATTTTTATTTATAATGTTAATTTGGATGACTTGGGATGATTAATTACATGTAGGAGTGTAAATATGCGTTGGTTTGAAGGATTATTAGAAGAGATTGAGATAAAGGCAAGATACAAGGAGTTAGCAAAGGCTAATCACCCTGATTTAGGGGGGTGTGTTGAGACCATGAAAATAATCAATGCTCAGTATGAAAAAGTGTTAAGCGGTCATTATCAAAGAGCTGGCAAGAGCATTACAGAGGTAGATGAACTGCTGTCTAAAGATGCTATACTGCGTAGTAAGATGAATGAGTTACTTATCTTAGAGGGTTTGATTATAGAATTATGTGGGTGCTGGCTATGGGCGACTGGTGAGACAAAGATACACAAGGAGAAGCTGAAAGCGTGTAAATTTATGTGGAGTTCGAGTAAGAAGGCGTGGTACTGGCGGGCTGAGTCAAAGAAATGTTATGGGGTAAGAAAACCTAAAGATTTAGATACGATAAGATATCAGTATGGAAGTGAGTCAGTGAAAGGGTATAAAACAAAACTAGTGACGGCTTAGGTCGTCACTCTTCATGTAGGAGTTAACGGATGAAAGTTGATTATGATGATTTAAGCCATGTAGATTATTGCTATTGTTGTGAGCAGGCGCAAGATGAGCATAGGAAGATGTTAAGAGTCTTACGAGAAGATTTAAGGGTGGTTGTGCATCTGTTACGTGATGGAACCTTATTTGATAGAGAAAGGGTAATTGAGTCGTTATGTGACATGGCTAGCACCCTTGACATGGATCAGGAGCTTGAGGATTTAAAGGATACAAATGTTCCTTTACACTTGATAAGATCGGTAAGTATTGAGGATATTATAAGAGAGTGGAAAAAAAATAATGCTGCTTACTTAAGTGATCTTTGATCAGATTCTACGAGGATGATGATACCATATTCTTTGGGGGATTTATGTATTTGCTGATAGAAAAAGGAGAGGGCGGAGTTGTTATCTGCTCGACCTGGCTTCAGACCTGGGATTATAAGATCGGCTATCCAGTCGCGGTACTCTTTTACGGAGTAGATCAAGTTGTCTGTATCCAACTTTCTTGGCGCGACCCTAGTAATAGTTATTTTAATGGGTAACGTGGGTAGTCTATCTGGGATATAGCGGTTTAGTATCTCTAAATTCTTTTTTCTCATTGAATAAGTTTTCCTCCAATGCTCTTTAATATTTGCAGTAGATCGAATTCGGATTGGTGCTTCGATGGCAACGCTTTCACATTCTGGATCAAAGATAATATTTTCTTTAAGAGCCATTAAAAGGGTAATTCTCCATCAGGATGGGGGGCAGCCTGTTGAGATTCTAGCAGGAATTTCTCAACGGCTGCCAAAGCTGATTGTTGGAATTTCTTTTCAAGCTCTTTATCAATGATTTTAACGATGGAGTAGTATTTTTCTTCGCCGCTATTATCGGAGAATTTTTTAGATGGTAGAGAGATCCATCTTCGGGAATCTTTCTGCATAAGTTGACAATCTCGAATTTCCATGGTCATAGTG